GTATCGCCAAAGTTTAGCGGATGCTATTTCATTAGAATCCAATCGCTATATTGAAGAATCTCAGTGGAACTGGGTCTAATGGCTGGCAAGTTACTAACATCGTCTATAGCAGCACCGGGGTTTTACGGACTTAATCTACAAGAGTCTAGTATTACTTTGTCTTCTGGCTATGCACTAAAAGCTCAGAACTGTGTGATCGATAAGTATGGTCGTATCGGTGCAAGACGAGGATGGACTACAGTAAACACCGCAGTTAATACTGACTTAGGTGCTGGTAATGCAGTAGAGTTTATATTTGAATTAGTTGATGGCAGTACTAATCAAGTGTTGAGTGCTGGTAATAATCAGTTATTTGTAGGAACTACTACAATGACTACTAAGACAGTGCGTAACACTACTAACAGTGGTAACGCTACGTATACCATTACTGCTAATAACTGGCAGGGTGCTGCGATGTCTTATGGAGATGTTACTGACTTCCAGCCTCATGTGTATTTAGCACAAGCTGCACATCCTATGCTGGTGTATCATGAGTTACCTATTTCTGGTAATCCTTTTAGTTCGCATGATAGCGGTACATTTGGATACCAACGTGTAGGAGATGACGCTAAGTTACCTTCTAATCATAGCACAGCAACATTTATGCCTAGCTGGGTGATTTCTGCTTATGGCAGAATCTGGTGTGGTGGTATCTCAGGGGACACTCAGACTGTTTATTTTAGCGACTTACTCGCTGGTACAGATTTCTTAAATGGTTCTGCTGGTTACTTAAATCTACAAGAAGTATTACCTAATGGTGATCCTGTAGTTGCTGCTGCAGCACACAATGGTTTTATTATATTCTTTGGTCGTAAGAACATAGCAATCTATGCTAATCCGTTAGACACAGGAGCGTTAACTCTTGTTGAGGTTATCTATAATGTAGGATGTATTGCTAGAGATTCGGTACAGAATATTGCAACAGATGTGTTGTTTTTATCTGACTCAGGAGTTCGTAGTCTACAGCGAGTAGTCCAAGAGAAGTCCATGCCAATGCGTGATATTTCTAAGAATGTTCGTGATGAACTAATGGCTGCTGTAGCATCTGAGACAGACTTAACTAAGATTAAAAGCATCTACTATGAAAGAGATGCTATATATCTATTAACGCTTCCTACAACTAAGTTTGTATACTGCTTTGATACTCGTGCTTCATTGCAAGATGGTTCTATGAGAGTTACAGTCTGGGATAGTATAGAGCCTAAAGCATTCTTTGTTACTCAAGCAAGAGATTTATACTTAGGTAAGCCGGGATATATTGCTAAATACTACGGCTATGCTGATAATACTTCTAGTTATCGTCTTGCTTACTATACTAATTACTTTGACTTTGATGCGTCTACAAATCTTAAACTATTAAAGAAGATTGGTTGGATATTAATTGGTGGTACAAATCAACCAGTAGCTATTAAGTGGGGTTTTGATTATACCGAAAGCTACCAAGCTACCACATATAATCTCGACGCTGCTACAGTATACGAATATAATAATTCTACTGTAGATACTATCCCCGGATCAAGCGAATACAACATTGCTGAGTATACATCAGGTATTGTTTTAGATCGATTTAACATTAATGCTGGCGGTCAAGGGACTGTAATGCAACTAGGTTTGGAAGCAGATATTAACGGAAACCCAGTTTCAATTCAGAAAATAGACGTAGCAATCAAGCAAGGAAAGACTCTAGTCTAAGGACACAATATGGCAAATTATACAAAAGCAACTAACTTTACCGCTAAAGACGGTTTACCTACGGGTAACTCAGGCAAGATTGTTAAAGGCACAGAGATTGATACTGAGTTAACTGCAATAGCTTCTGCTATTTCGTCTAAGGCAGACTTAAATAGTCCTGCTTTAACAGGCACTCCTACAGCGCCTACGGCATCTGCTGCTACGAATACGACACAATTAGCAACTACTGCTTTTGTACAGACTGCTCTATCAGCAGCGTTTACCACAGGCATGATTATGATGTGGTCTGGAACAATCGCTACGATTCCTACAGGATGGGTATTGTGTAATGGTTCTAACAGCACTCCTGATCTTCGTAACAGATTTGTTATCGGCGCTCATACTGATTCTGCTGGTGTAGCGTACTCGACAGTCACTGGGAGCAATACAGCATCTGGAGGTACTAAAGACGCTGGAGTTGTAACTCACACACATACTAACACCTTAGCTTCGGTAGCCGACCACGTCCATGCATTAAGTTCAAATCAAGCAGCAGCGCCGGGAGCTGGAACAGGATTCTTTTCTATTCAATCTCCGGGAGGTGGTGTGACTTCTGTTAATACTTTAGGCGCTGGTGGACATACGCACTCTTTGACTATTGATTCAGCAGGCTCTAGCGGCACAGATCAGAATTTGCCTCCATATTACGCCCTCGCTTTCATCATGAAAACCTAATGCCTAATGTATTAGAACTGAAAAGTATAAGGACAAGAATGCACACCGTATTTGAACAATTTAAACAACTGCAAGGAACATTTGAAGTTGATTTAGGAACACAGCATCATTTCTCTAGCGGTGTTTACGCTAAACAAATGATGTTGCCTAAAGGATATTTTGCAGTAAGCCATTCTCATGCTTACGATCATTTAAGTATTCTAGCTCAAGGTAAAGTTATTGTTAAGACAGATGAAGATACGCAAGAGTTTACTGCTCCAGCGTGTATTAACATTAAGAAACATTTAAATCATTCTATTACAGCATTAGAAGACGCACATTGGTTTTGTATTCATGCAACAGAAGAAACCGATCCAGATAAAGTAGATGAAGTACTAATTATGAAAGAAGGAGCATAATATGCCATGGGCTGCAGCCGCATTAAGTGTTGGGGGTGGTTTAATTTCAGGGGGTAAAGCAGCAGATGCTTCCAAAACACAAGCAGAGGCTCTACGAGCCGCAGCACTTCGTTCATCCCAGATGGCACAGTTTCGTCCTGTCGGACTACGAACTGGCTTTGGAAGTTCTAACTTTAAAGTAAACGATCTTGGTCAAGTCACGGAAGCTGGATATGAATTAACTCCAGAACTTCAAACTCTGCGTAATCGATTTACAACAGGAGCTACTGGATATGATCCTACTCGTTTACAAGAACTAACAGAGCCTATTTACGGCGGAGCAGCATCGTTATTGAGTTTAGGTGGGGACTATTTAGGTGCAAACCCACAAGAGGTTGCAGCTAAGTATATGTCGGATAGACAAGGCTTATTAGCACCTAGTCGTGCTGCTGAGCTTGGCAGAGTAGAGGCTCGTAACTATGCTACTGGTCGAGGTGGTTTAGGTGTCAATACCGGTACTGGCGGAGCGCCGGCTAATCCAGCACTAACGGCATACTATAATTCTATCTTCCAACAAGATAGAGCATTAGCTGCAGAAGCAGACACAGAAGCCATGAATCGTATTCGGTTTGGTGGAGAACTATACGGTGCTGGCGGTAAACTTGCTGCTGGTATTCCGTCATTATTTAGCGGTTCATTCTTGCCAATCGAGACACAACTAAAACTTGCTCAAAGCGTAGAAGGACTAGGACAACAGCCGTTCTTGTTAAGTCAGGAGTTAGCTGAACGACAAGCAAGGGCAGGTGCATCCGCAGGTGAATTGTATTTACGTCCACAAGCTGCTGCAGCCGCAGCATACTCTAAATATCAAGGCTACAGTCCACTTGGTACTGCCATGAGTGGTGCTGGCTCTGCTATGGGAGGCGGAGGATTTGGTAGCATGGGGGCTGATATGGGTATTGGGGGTTCTGGATTAAATCCTTACAATCGTTATGGTAGTGGGTTGTTTGATTTAGGAAGAGCGCCGACAGGTTCTACTGGTTTTGAATCATGGGAAAGTCCCTACATTTAGTAAAAGGAATTAATATGGCTGACATCGTAAATAGTTTATTTGGTATTGACCCAGCAGCGTTGCAACAGCAACGAGCTGCTATTGATTCTGCTAACGCATTTCGTTATGCACAGCTTGACCCACTAGAACAAGCTAAAATGTCTATTTACCAAGGTAGTGCTGGACTTGGTCGTGGAATTCAGCAGCTTCTTGGTGGGGATGAGCAACTTAATCGTGCTACAAAAGTAAGACAACTTGCTTCACGGTTTGATATAACGAGTCCTAATGGATTACGTCAGTTTGCTGAAGCCGTATCTCCGTTTGCTCCTGATGTTGCTCAACAGGCAATTAAGCGTAGTGATGAAATTATAACAAAAGGATTGCAACAAGGAAAATTAGTAAGTGAAACAGGTAAATTAGACACAGAAACTCGGTTATATGGGCGTGAGATTAAAGAAATTGGCGTTCCTGACAATCCTGAATTGGTACAAAAAGCTGTAGTTGATAAAGAGGGAAACATTATTAGTAGAGTAGGTCAGCCTTATAGTCGATTTAGTCAGAAGACTACTAACATTACAAATTTACCAGCAGGTGAAACAGAATTTGTTAAAAAATTAGGCAAAAATGATGCTGATACTGTAACAGAAACAATGAAAACAAGAGCAACATCTCTTGAAACTATTAAATCATTAGAGCAACTCAGGTCGCTAAGCAATCAAGAACTTATTACTGGTACTTTGGCTACTGGTCGTGTAGGCGCAGCTAATTTATTAGCTACTCTTGGGCTTGCTTCTAAAGCCGATGTTACAAGAATTTCAACTTCACAACAATATGATAAAGTTGCCAAAGATGTTATATTTCAAACATTGGGAGGTAAACTCGGTGCTGGCTTTTCTAACGAAGACCGTAGATTTATTGAAGCGCTTATTCCACAGCTTGAGACAAGTCCGGACGCTCGTAGACAACTTATTAGTTACATGATAGATAAAAATACACTTATTGTCAACGAAGCAACAAGACTTGAAAACTATGGTCGTGAGAAAAATAGTCTTAAAGGTTTTGATTATAAAATTCCTAGAGAAAGTCTTGCTCCAATTAATATTGCAACTAAGCCACAATTTACTCGTGAACAACTAGAAGCGGAATTAAAAAGAAAACTAGAAGAAGGTAAGAAATAATGTCTAATATTTCTGATTTATCTATTGATGAGCTTAAACGCAAGTTAGCAAATAACGAATATATTGGCTATGCTGAAAAGTCAGTATTA